TCCAGGTGATCCATTTGTTCCACTTGTTCCTGAAGTTCCTGAACTACCATTAGATCCAGGTGATCCATTTGTTCCACTTGTTCCTGAAGTTCCTGAACTACCATTAGAACCAGGTGATCCATTTGTCCCTGATGTTCCTGAAGTTCCTGAACTACCATTAGATCCAGGTGATCCATTTGTTCCTGATGTTCCTGAAGTTCCTGAACTACCATTAGATCCAGGTGATCCATTTGTTCCTGATGTTCCACTTGTTCCTGATGTTCCACTAGTTGTTCCTGATGTTCCACCTGAAACATTACTAAATGTAATTCCTAGATTTCCATTACCATCTAAAGAACCACTTATTATCATATTTGATCCCTCTATAAAAGATACAGTTTTACCACTGTAAATATAATTATTTGCACCTGCTACATAAGCATTCCAATAATGATATCCATCATAGTCACTAACTGTTATACCAGATGATTTAACTAATCCACTATTATCAATATATAAATATTCCCCAGAATTACCTGATAATGAAGTGATTGATAAATCAGGTGTATATAAAACATCTTCATCATAATATAAATCATCATCTGTTGTTATTCCTGTAACTGAGCCAGTTCCACCAGTTACATCAATCCAATGTGTATTGTAATCTTGACTATCTATTTTTGCTAGAACTTGACCAGATGTTCCACCTGATGGAAGTAACCCAATTGTTCCACCACTTTCTAAAGCGAATGTGATACCTAGATTTCCATTACCATCTAATGAACCATGAATATCTATTCCATTACCCTCTATAAATTCAACTTGATTACCTTGAAGTATATGATTAACAACACCAGCTACTTTTGCGTCCCAATAATATGTTGTTCCTGTTAAATATCTACCATCCATATCTACTTGATACATAGAACCATCTGTTCTAACAAAATATAAAATACCATTCTGTGTATTAAATGTTCCACCTGATGTATAGATATCACTAAAAGACACACCACTTAAAGTATAGTCTTTTATATCTTCAACAGTTGTTTTATGAGCATTTGTATATCCGTTTATATCAATTGCTAACTGATGAGCACCAGTTAGTCCACTTTCATAGGTTAATCCAATAATTCTTTTATCAGCCATATAATTAATTTATTTTTCTACTTATATATATAAAAAATGATTAAATTATTATACGATCTCTATCATCATCTGTAATAATATATTCACCATTATCATTTTTTAATAAAAAACTTTTATAAAATTGACCATATTCAGGTGTATATATCGGATTAACTTCTTTTAACAATGTTATTTTACTTGATATTCTTTTTGTGAAATCATATTCTAATTTATACAGATAATAAATTTGACCATCTAAAATGATTTTCTTTCTAAAATCTAAATTCATTATATCATTCAAATCTAATTTAACATATAGTTCAACAAATCTACTATCATCATCTATTAGATTTAATATATGATTCTTCCAGAATATATTATATAATGTATTACCAGATTGATAGTTCTGTAAATTAATAAAAGATAAATCTTCAACTGAATAATTCAAATCATATGATTGTCCACCAATCACTTTTACATTCTGTATTATTTTAATCCAATTAATAGAATGATTTCTTACTCCTGATACTGTATAATTTGCAAATCTATAACCACCTAAATATCTAAATGATATAAAACCAATCATTGGTTCTAATTCCATTCTATCATCATAATATGTGTGATCAATATCTTTATATAAACTAGGGAAATTAAATGTAAAAAGAAATGTTCTACCTGTATCTTGATCATTTAATAAATATGATTGGAAATCTAAATTAGTTTCAGTTTTATCTTTTCTGTAATCACCATCAGGATAAATTAATTTATTACCATAACCTTTATTATATTCATCTTTATAATCCTTTGATTTATAATCCTTTCCAATCTTATACTTAAATGAAACTTCTTTTCCTATATAATCTAATAAGTTAGTTGATACGATTTCTTTATTATAATCAATTTTATCATCCCATACGATATAATCTGTATTATAAAACTCATCACGAGGTTCAATATAAATGTTTTTTGAATTATTTTTATCAGTTCCAATATATAAATTAAACATTTTCATCATATTTCTAATGAAATCACCTTGAGTCATATCAGGAACTATATCACTTATCTTTATAATTTCTTTATCATCTTCATCTTTTGTTTTAAAAATTGATTCAACAGATGTTCCATCTATTTCTACATTTATTTGAACTCCTTGTTTCTTACCAGGTTTAATATGAAGTAATAATATATCATTTTCTGATGCACTAAACCAATTTGAATATTCTTCATAATACCAACTTGTTAATTGATTAGTTTTTTGCCTCATTTGATATGATGTATATCTCGCTACTACTTCAAATGAACCATTTGTTGTTTTATCAACAGGTGGTGTATATTTAACTATATCATATAATGTTGGATATAAATTATTATTATTATACAATCCACCCTCATCCTTTTTAACTTCTATTCTTAATTTAACTCTATAATCACCATCAGCAGGTATAACTGTTCCAGTTGCTGCTGCTCCCTTGTTAACTTTATATGTATTACCACTATATGTTGTCATTCCAGATAATGAATTAACACATTCACATATAGAAATATCACTACTACTTTCTAAAAATCCAGGATTACTATAATAACTATCTATTTCATAATAATTATGATCAATACTATTCATATGTGTTGAACTAATAAATACTGTTATTAATCTACCATCATCATAATCACTAACATTACCTGATCCATAAACTATATTATATGTCGCATTATATTCACTAAACTCTATATCATTCAAACTCTTTTCTCTATTATACATCAAAACTAAGTTGTTAAACATACCATCATTCAACTCACCTGATATAAACTTACTCGTATATGTATATCCTAATTCATAGAATATCCTGTCCCACAATGCTTTAACATAAACAGATGGATATACAATTCCTTTACTTAATGTAAAATATGGGAAATCATATAAATATCTTGTTTTATATCCATAATCAATTAATCCATAATCAGTTACCATTTTTGGATCAGCAGTTAAATCAAAATGTTCAGGTATTCTATATGGAACATTATAAAAATCACCAGTTCTATATGTTGTTCCTTGAAATGTAAATCCACTTGAAAAATCTAGATCACTTAATTTCTTTTTATCTAATTCATCAAAAATAGATTTCAGTTGTTGAATTATATTTAATTCATAAACAATTTCATATCTACTTTCAATTAAAGTTTTATAGATTTTATTTAATACAATATATCCATGAACGATTGGATTGTTATCTACGATTAAAATACATTCATAGTTTTTATTAAACTTATAACTAAAATCTAAACCTTTTATTTCATATAAATGATTGAATATCTTGTTATTATTATCATTACCGATAACTTTAATTGTTTTTGAATATGAAGTTTTCCTTGAACCAGGATTCTTAATATCATCTATAGTATATACCATTTGAATACCAAAGTCATCACTTATTTTTGTGTCTAATTCTAAATTACCATATCCAACTATTTGTATTTCAACCATTATGCGTTACTTAATTTTTCATATGCCATTTCATATTCAATTTCATATTTATATAGTTTATGAATCTGTTTCTTTTTCATTTCATATTTACTATTTGTTATTATAACTGGATAAATTAATCCATCTTTAATTACATAAACATCAGTTGAAGTGAATAATTCCATTAAATCATTTGATTGTTTATCATTTAACCATCCTGTATGTGATACGTGTGTTTCTGTTGTTCTTTTATTAACTACCTTTCTACCTCTATCTCCTACTTGATAATCATATTTTACTTCAGTTAAACCATCTGTATATTCATTTACATTATAATATTTACTTCTTACTTCACTCCACTTTGTTTCATATGATTTTTCATCAGCAAATGTTGCTTCAAATGTTTCATATGTTCCTAATTCTCCTAAATATAAAAATTGAATAGGTGTGAACTTGTAACAATTTTTATCATATTGAATATAAATTTCTTCACTCACTTTTGTTTCACTTTTCTGTAAAAAGAATGAATAATTAACTGTATATTCATTAAATATAGATGTCGTTTGAAGAGGCATCCCAATTATATTCTCTCTAATTAATCCACCCGATATCATTTCATCTATATTCTTTGGTCCAATTGGAAGTGATATTAAATCATAATCGTCTAATCCAGTTGTTGTTATATTATAAAAATATGATTTCCCATAGTTTAATGGAGCACCATAAAATACATTTATTATCATTTTATCAAAACTTGAATCAGGTGTCCATAAAGCATTTATAGTTGAATATGTGTCACTTGAATAAACTCTATACTCTCTCTTACTAAGAAATTTATTTGTCTGTCCTGTAACTATTTCATAATCAGTATAATCCCATGTATCACCATATTGAGTAACACCTTTGAATGTATAAAAATCATCAGCACCTTGTGCAGTTCCACCAGATACATTACCAAGATATTCAGTAACTTGATAATTAAATGAAGTTAAACCAAGTTGTGTCATTCCTGTGATATTATAGATTGGATTTTTATTTATTAAATCACTAATTATCATTGAATATTCTGCTAATCCATATTCATTTATATCTGGGTATATGAACATTGAGTTTTCTAGATATCCATCTCTAATTAAATCATATTTATATCTAAAACCAGCATCTCCACCGTGAGTTGATTTATAAATAACAGGAAGTGGATTGTTAACTGGACTAATTCTTTGTGGTTCTCTTAATTTTATTAATGTCATTGTCTATTATATTCTTTTATTAATTCATTTATATTGTTTTCTAAATCTTCTTTTGCTGAATCTTCAATCATATCATTTAATTTATCCATTTTATCATACCAAAGATGAATGAATTTATATGGTTCAACTCCCCTCACTCCTATTTTTCTTTGAATTAAAAATGCTAGTTGTTCCTCTTTATATTGACTTCTTATATTCTTATCTCTAATCCATTGTCTTATTGCTTCTCTGGGTGGCCATCTTGATCCAGGTCTTCTACCACTATCAACATATTCACCATATTTATTCATTTCTAAATATAAAAAGTATTTATTATCATCCTGTTCTAAATATGGTTTAATGGATCTAATTAAACTACCAGTTGCTTTTTTGTTACCATCAGTTAATTTTTGTTTCATTTCTTTTGAAATATCTTTTCCATATTTCAATAAACTACTTTTAATTCTTGTCCAATGTATTCTATCCATTATTTTGATTTATTTTTAATAAATACATTTTTACAAGGATTACCATCATCTTCAACTATTATCTCTAATTCAATTTTAATCCCACTTACTTTATCATCCCACTTCTCTGTAAATGAATAAAAATTAACATCTCCCTTACTCCAATAATAGATTTCCTGTTCCTTCAAATAATCTAAAAAAGCTAATCCAACCTCCATCATATCACTTAATATATTTAATTCATTTGATTCATCTCCCTTTACTACATCAACAAAATAAACATCTATTTTATATTTTCTCATTCCATTTGTATATAAATGCGGTTTCAAATTTGCATCTAAAACACACAATGGATATTTCCTTGCAGTTGCCTCTACTTCCCATGGATCACCTATAAAACATTCATTAACACCACTTAATGCTATATCCTGTATTTCTGTTAAAACTTGATAAAAAGTCATTTCTTTAATTTTTTTTTATAAAACTATTCCACTGAAGTAACTATCTCCTGTGTCTGGTTTATCAAACTCATCTTTACTATCTGGGTTATAATTTTTATACTCTGGTATATCATTCTCATTATCACATAAAAAAGATTTTAATTTATTACTATGATATTCAAAATCATCTCCTAATTCTTTTCTTAATTTATTCAAAATTGTTACATCAATTGTTTGACTGTTATCACTGTCTTGATTTTCAATTCCTTTGTTTCTTATCTTTGCATAAATCCATATCAACACTCTTTTTTCTGCTGCTTTTATTAAAGTTGGTGTGATATAATCATCTAAAACTGTTTTATATATACCAGTTATAGTCGATCCAGTTACACCATTCTTGATTTTATTATATAATCTTGTCCCAATAATGGGTTGAATATCAATATCCTGAGCATCAATTATACTATTTTTTAATAATTTGTCCTCAACAGCATAGTTTATTGTTGTATATTCCTTTAATTTATTGGGTGTTAATAGAAAAACTCTCATTTTTATTATTTATTTTTTTATTGTTCCTACTTTTACTAATCTACATTGACAATCTGCTTCGCAAAATGTTCCAAATTTACCATCACCATATGGAAATGTTGTTCTTTCATTACCGAAGTTAAATCCACTAGGGACACCTGGTATTGCTAGTTCTTTCCATTCCCTCAATGTTCTAACTGTTCCACTAAAACTTTTACAGGATGGACAAGGATTTTTTTGATTTCTCAAATCCCATTTATATAGGTCATCTAAATTTGCTTTTTCTAAATTCACTTGATAATTATTTTTATCAATAGTCCTCACTCCAAACTCCATCGTTACACCTGTTGTCGTCCCACTGGACGGATTTTCTATTTGATCTAATGGTTCATATCCAATCAAATCTCTTAACTCGTCTGGGGTTAATATATTCAGTAAAGCAGATTCACTTAAATTAAAATCAAATGGTTTATTATTTAATATATTGATTTCATTGAATCCATTTATTAAAAAGATTCTGTTCAGTGTGTCTATTAATTTCTTTTGTTCAGGTTTAATTACTGTATTAAAATAAACATCATATGCATTTAATAATTCATTTGAATTACCTAGTTTACCTGGTGTTGATATACCAACTAGATTTTCATTTGTTATTTTATGTGCTATTAATATTTGTTGTAAAGTTGTTTTATTTAATAAATCATATAATTTATCACTATTACTAGGTTCAATTACTTTTACTTCAGGTTTACTATCTCCCTCAGCATCATAGAATGATAATATAAACTTACCAGCATTATTTGTTCCTGTATATTTTGCTTTTATTTTTTCTTCTATTGTTTTTCTTTCATCATCAGTTGTTTCTCCAACAGGAAATCCAAAAAATACACTAGGGGTTAATCCATTTTTCAAATTATTAAAATGATAATTACCAATTTCTGTATCTATATGAATCCATTTCAATCCACCGATATAATCAGGATATGAATAATAATCTAATCCAGGTGTATATCTAATAATAGGAAGTATCTGTCTTGCATCTTTTGTTTCATCATTAAAGATAGGTATACCAATTGGTTGATATTGATTTTTTCTATAGTTATTCCAATCCTTTGAAAACCAAAACATATCAACTCTATTTTTATCATTTGCTTTTCCCCATCTTATTTTTGATGCATCAATATGATTAATTTCTGCTATTTGTTTATGACCTTTTCCCCATATGATTTCTAAATATGCTAATCCATATATTTCATAGTCCATAGATATCTTTTTCAAAACATCATCTAAACTTTCATATTTATTAGGATGATCTATAAACTGTTGGGTTCTATCACTAAACTCAACTTCATCATTCTGTATAACACCATCACCACATATCATTCTTGTTTTACTTTCAATGATTGCGTTATGAATCCCTGATTTATTAAATACATTTAATAATTCTTCTGGGAATTTATTATCATCTCCATATTTTACCCATTCCTTGAATCTATCTTCTTTAAATTCAGGTATAACTATATCATCTTGATATGATAGTGCTGAAAAGATAAATCTATTTTGTTCTTTTTTATTCATAGTAGTATTCATCATTATTTTTTGTATTATATTTTACTTCTGTTGGTTCATTTTCTGTATCATCTGTAAAGAAATAAACTTGTCCTGTTTCATAGATAGGATCATCTTTTGTTTTATAAACTTTATACATATACCAACCCTTGAATGTTATTCCTATTGTTGAAATATAAAATATATTAAATTTATCAGGATAATCACTTGTATCTGTTATTGATAACGTTGCATATTCCATCGCATTACTTTCATTATAAAAAGTTATAACATATGTATTATATTTTAATAATGGTATAGGAGATGTTTCTTGTAAAGTAAAATAAACTCGTTGACCATCTTTTGAATTATCATTTGTTTTTAATCTTATACTCATATAAATTAATTATTTTCTAAACATATATATAAAAAAACTAGGAATTTGCTGGGTATATATAAAAAAAAGTGGAGTAAAACCCCACTTTATTGAAAAAAATTAAAAATTTAAAATTAAATGATTACATTAAAGTATCTTCTAATGTTGAATCTAATAGATATGCTTTATATCCTTCTTTACCAGTGAATGATAAAGTTTCACCATTTAGTTCATCTAGTTTAGCACCTGATTGTCCACCAGTTGATCCACCTAATGATAATCCACTATCTGTTCCGATTACAAAAATCTCACTATTTTTATCTTTTACAAAAATTACCACATCTGTTTTTGATAATTCCATTATTTCATTTCTTAATTCTTTACTCATTCTTCTAAAGACTAAATCAACTTTAGGTTCAAAATGAACACTTGCTATTACACCATCACCTACAATCGCTTCACTCCAAGATGAATTATCCTTTAGGAAATCATAAGAATATCCTGTTCCAATTGCTGTTAAATCAGTTATAACTCCGTCAGTTACAGTCATATTATCTAAATCTAAATCTGCTTTATCATAGATTACAACTTTTTTAATTCCACCAATTGATCCTGAACAATTCTTAGTATATCCTTTTAATGTTATACAACCCATTTTATTTTTTGTTATTTTTTTAAAGGGAGGACATTACCTCCCTTTTAATTGCTAAGTGATTATATATTAGGATTGTTGTGAACTACGAATTCTGGGAACCATGCCCCTACACCCATTTTAAATTCACCTCTTATTCTAATTTCATCATTATCTTTTGAATACCACATATCCAAAGTTTCAGTTTCATTTAATAAATCTGTTCCAAAAATTAAATTACTTGCTGGTGTTAAATACCAATAATGTGTTCCTCTTAATCCAGATACACCAATAACTTTAATGTTATGACCTGGAATAGTTGTTTCTAATGATTTTCCATTTTCATTTTTTGCATAATTATATAAATTTGCATTTATTAAATACTGAACATAGATTTTAAAATCTGCTACTGACATATATAATGTTAAATCATCATTAACATATGCTTTTTCATCAACCTGTGCTATCATATCTTCAATCTTATCATTGATATTACTTGCTGTTGATGTTCCACTTGCTGTTGCTACATAAACTGAACCACCTACTGAATGTAAATATGGTGCTATTCCATCTGTTAAAGGAAGATTACCTGTTCCTGAACCACCTTTTTCTGCTTGCCAGAATAAATATTCTACCTCTGCAGTTAATTTTGTTGCTTGTTTTTCTAATACAAACTGACTAAATGGAAAGTCCTCTGGTGTTGAACCAGCTTTCATTAATTGACCATACCACTTAGGTTCTAAATCTCTAGGACATAAATTAGTTTTAATCATTAAATCATCTAATGTGATTCTAATTTGACTAAATGTGGTCTTACCACTGTTTGTCCATCCACATGCTGCGTTTTGTAAATATAAATCATTATCTACTACATTTAATTTGAAATCACCCTTTTGTCCAGGTATGATATCAACTCCTGATTTTAATGTTGGTGCATCATATATCGCTTCTGCTACCAAACCTGTATTTTCATTAACAAAATCACTTAATGCAGATACATCAAATCCAAAATTATATTTTCCCATTGTTTTTTTATTTATTTTTTAATTTCCTGATGGCGTCTAAAGCATTTAATCTCTTTTCTACCATAGTTAATTCTGGTGTCTCTAATTTCTTTTCTGTTAAACTAGGAACACTTGGCTGAGCTTCTAATTTTTCAATTTCAGCCTTCAATTGTGTTTCATTTGATCTAAACTTATCTAATTCATCTTTTAATTCTGTATTCTCTTTTTCAAAACTAGATATCTTTTCATTTAATTCATCTAAAACTTGTTTTATCTCATTATACTTAGTTTCATAATCTACTGTTTCTTCTTGTTCTTCTACTAACTCTTTGAACTCTAACACTTTACCTTCTTGAACAATTAAAGTATCTCCTGTTGTTAAAACATATTCACCATCTTCTACAGGAATAGTTAATGCTTCATCACTAAAGACTGGAGTGTCTACAGTTAATTCTGTTCCATCAAAGTAAATTATATCACCATTTTCTAATGTTATTGAACCTACTTCAACTGTTGGAGTTTCTTCAGTTTCCTCAAACTCTTGATATGTATCCATACCTAAAATCACTCTTATTTTATCTAAGATTGTTTTTTCCATTATATTAAAATTTATTTTTTCTATTGATATATATAAAATCTATTAATTTTTTACATTTTTTAATAACTCTCTAATCATATCAATTTTAATCTCATCAGTTACTTCACTTTTCATAGTGTCGTATTTCTCTGTTAAATATGCTTCTATACTTATTCCATTTATCTCACCATTCTTTATCTTGTCTTTAATATCATCATTATCAATCTTATACATAACAACCCATGATCCATTAGGAATGTTTTTAAAACCATATTTGGTTATGATTTGATCTTGTTGATTTTCAACTATCCATGAATATATTAAATGAATACCTTCTACTGGATCTTCATGTTGTTCTGTATTATTTTTGAAGTTACCTTTAATTAAAAAATCTTGTGATAATTTTCTAATTGTATCTTCTTTGAAATAAACATAATATTCTTCATTTGTAAAAGGATTGTATCTAAAGATTCTTTTATTTGCTATTAATGCTGGACTAACTATGATACCCTTTTCATCATCTACCTTTGCGAATACATAGTTATTCTTTTCATCATTAAAATAAATAAAATTCTTTTCAATGGCAGGTAAGTCCACCCATCCCATCGCTGTTAATTGATCTTCTTCATTTTCAGCGATTAATTCTATTTCTTTTATTTTTTTCATAAATTAATTTTTATTTTTATAAACTGAATAATATAATTAATAATATAATTATTGCTATAGTTAAATTTCTAACTGAAAAGTATTTCAGTAACTTATTCTTCTTTTTCATATATATAAAATTGTTATTTTTTTTACAAAACAGATGATTCATCTAAAATCTTAACTTTGTTCTGTGTTGATGTGATATCACCCTCTGTAACATAAACCTTTTTATTGTTTATTCCATTGACTATTAAATCAATAGTTGTATTTGATAATTGAATTGAACCATCTCCTGATCCGAATGATTTTCCACCACCTGCTACATTTACAGCAGATGCTATATTTCTTAAACTAGGATTAGACATTGAAGTTTTATTAATAATATAAGCTTCTCCACCCTCTATTTCACCATATGGTGTTGAAATTCCACCTTGTGCATGTGATGGTCCAAATATCATTCCACCTAGTGCATATTTTGCATTCTGTATTTTAATTAATTGAACTGCTCCAAGTGCTGCTGTCATTGCTGCCATTATATATGAATATGGAGGTTCAGCTGATCCTAATGCCATTAAAACACCTGATGCTATATTTATAACAGCTTTTGTTTCTGCTAGTTTTTTCTTTTCATTTGCTGATAACTTTTCTTTATCTACAGATGCATCTATTAATTGATTAGTTAATTGTAAAACAGTTGCTGCTAATGCCATTCTTTGTTTTGCTTGTTGTTTTGCTATTTTTGTTTTACCACTTTCAGATTCCGACCATTTAATAAATAATTCTTCTATTTGTTGTTTTTCTTTATCTGTATAATTTTCACCATCTTTAATTAATTCTATTGTTCCATCTTTATGTTTTTCAATATGAGCATCTAAAACACTTAATCCTGCTTCACTTAATGATTGTATATTTTCTAACCCATTTACTGTTGATGAATTAATTGTTGAAATAGATTTCAATACACCATCAACAATATCATTAGGATCATATTCTGTTGATAGATTTTTTAAATCATCTTTCAATTTAATCATTGTGTTATGATATTCAGTTACACCAATTTGATGTGTATCATATAATTTTTGAGTGAGTCTAATTTCATCCTCTAATTTCTTTCTACGACCAGTATATGTATCAGATTGTATTTTTTGAATTTTCAATAACATATCATGCATTTTAAATAATTCCGTGTTAAAATCTTTTTCACTTTGTATTTCCTC